CGCTCCGCCTGGGGGCAGCAGCCTGGCGCTGCCGTTGGCCAGCGTGGCGGGGTCGTTGACGATCAGCCACGGCCCGTAGATGGCCACGTGCGAGGAAGACGTCAGTGAACCCGCGCCGGTCGCCTGACCTAGCAGGGTGACAGTGTAGGAGGCCTCGGTGTCCGACGAGGAAGCCTTCGCCCCGTCCACGACCACGAACACGTTGCCCTGGGCCTCAGCCCAGGCGATGACAGCGTTCAGGTTGGTCGAGTCGGTGACGCCGGGGAGGTTGAGAACCAGGTTGTCCGTCAGCACACTCAGGCGCTCGGTCGCGGCAACCAGGTCCACCGAAGCGGTTCCCTCGGTGCCACCGATCAGCGGCGTACCGGTCTGCACGGCCGGGGCGTGGGTGGCGTCCCACGCTGTGGTCAGGAGCGACTGGATCTGGATGTACGCCGAGCCCGTCACCGGACTGTTGATCAGCGCGGTCGCGTTGCGGGAGTCGGCCGGGTCCAGGGAGACGTCGGTGAAGCGCTCCTTTGCGAACGCGCTGGAGGTACCGCCGACGTAGACGACCAGGTCGAAGCGACCGGCCCCCGCAGCACTGGCGACGACGTCGAGGAAGATCTCGTTGCCCCACGTCCCCGGGGAGATCGCGGAGACCTTGAGGGTGCCCTCTGGGGTGGTCTCGGTGTCCATCAGGGTGACGGTGGCCGTGGCTGCGTCCGAGGCAGCCGCGCGCACCACGTAGCAGCCGCTGCCACCATTGTTGAAGTACTGGTAGACCGCGAACGGCAACAGGTCAGACGTGTCTCCGAAGCCGCCGTAGATGGACACGTACTGGGAGAAGGAGGACACCAGGGTCGGTGCCAGTGGCCCGCCCTGCTTGCAGGTGCCGACGAACGCGGCGCTGGACGCACCGGGAGTCGTCGCGGCCTGCGCGAGAGGGGTCAGCGTCTCGTTCAGGTAGACGCCTGGCCGCTTGTAAACGGTCATGGATGCTCTTTCCTACTGTGAGAAATTCCTGGGGTTACGAATTCGATTCCAGGTAGGCAGTACCAGATACGTTGTCCGTGTAGTACTCGTGGGTCAGATGGACGGTCTGGACCGCCCCATAGGCGACAGCCGTTTCGGGGAGCATTTCGCTGGCCACGGAGATCAGGTATTCCCGACGGAACAACCGCTTGCCGTCGCTGTCCCGGGTACTAACCACCTCGGGGCCGCCGAGAAGGTCGAGCGTGCGGACCGTCCCGTCCTCCGGAATTTCCAGGAAACCGAATCGCGCAGGAATGTAGATTCGCTGCGCGAGCGTGGCTGCCAGGGAAATGTCGTGCCAGGATTCGCGGGTGTACACGAGGATCCGATAGCGGAGGTTGTACGGGACGGGGTAGTCCATCTGGTACGGCGACTTCGTCACGTCCCACCCGCTGGCGGCGGGATCCCACCAGGTCGTAGCCCCCTCGGGGGCGTACGGGAGGTACGTCTGGCCACGGTGCTCGCGGTCGTCGGCCTTCTCGATCCCAGCGTGCTCGATGACGATCAGCGGAAATGTCTGCTGAGCCAATTCCGATTCGGGCACGCGATAGCGCACCGCGACGGGACGTCCCTCGGGTGCGTTTGCGTCGGTGACTGTGAGACCGGTGAGTTTCACCTTGACGGCGCGGTCCTCATTGATGAGCCACGGCATACTTGTCGGCCTCGCTCGGGAAACTGATCGGCTGGTTTGTCCAGCTCAATTAGGATCTCAAGAAGGCCGACCAAGTTTGTAAGCCGCTTGTGCTAGACGGGGTACCAGACACCGCCGATGGACGACAGCGTCACATGCTGCCCGGGGGTATTCAGCACATACGTGCCCACCGTTCCCCCGATGGTTTCGCCGGACGCCGCATTGAGGGTGACCGTATTGGCGGTCGCGTCCTTCTTGACCACCCGGTATTCCATCGGAGCCGACACGGCCGTAGGAACACTGACAGTCAGGTTCCCTCCGGAGGCGTCCACCCCCAGCGTCCGGTCGATCGCGTTGAGCGTGGCAGCGGCGTTGGTGGTGCGGGTGCTGTTGGGCAGCTTCCCGTTGGTCTGCAGCATCCCGCAGGCCGGGTAGGTCAGGTTGAACAGACTCGGATCGAACATACCGAACCAAGTGACATGCCCCAGTGCGGCAGCCATCGTCCCGGCGGAGTCGGCGTCGATCGTGGGGTTGGCTGACTCCGTGTCCAGGACGCCGACGGTGAGGAAGGGGCCATAACCCTCGGATCCCTGTCCGCGCAGGTAGATCTGACGAGAACACGCCTCAATGCTGGCGTGGTTGACGACGATGCCGTGGGTGGCCCCCACACTCCCCCAGTAGGTGCCCTCCGCCACCAGCCCCGCCCAGTGGTACAGCAGCCTGATGGAGGTGACGTACGTGTGCTCGGTGGCCCACAGTCCATAGGTGAAGCCACTGATCGTGACGTCGTCGACCATGCAGCGGTCGTTGTTGCCCGAAGCGGGCATCAGCACACCCGCGCACAGCCCCGTGCCCAGCAGGCTGGAGTTGGCGAAGTCGTTACCTGCCACCGTGCCGGTGGTGCCGATACCGACACGCCGCAGGCCCAGGTTGGCGATACCCCGGCCGTCGATGCCGGAAGGGTGCAGACCATACGTGGTGTGCGGGACCAGGATCGTGATGTCCTCGAAGTCCACCGCGAGGTTGGAGAACACGCCAGGTGCCTGCCCGTACCCGTTCGTCGGGGTGGGACCACCGATCACGGATATGTATCCGTTGGCGTTGATCGCAGTGCTCTGCGCACCGGGGCCGGAGAACGGGGGGAGGAACGACACCAGGGTGGAGCCGCTGAACTGCGGGACGGTCGCGTTCCAGTGGGGGACGGCGCAGCCAATGCCGAAGCCCTTCCAGCGCAGAGCGTTCTTGTCGAGCGTGTCCAGGTTGTTCGGCAGCGTGATCTGCGCGTTGCCCTTGGTGGTGCCTCCCGTCACCGGCTGGCCGTCGATGCCGTAGAACTGGCCTCCTGTGGGGGGCGGTACCAGGATCGTGGCAGTCTTGGAGTTGGCCACGGCCCAGGCGTAAGCGGCGTCAGCGCAATTCTGGAAGGCCGCGCGGTCGCCCGTTGCGATCAGCACCCGAGCACCGGTCACGGTCACCGCCGCGCTGAGGGAAAGCGTGACGGATGAGGGACTGATGTACTGGGTGATCTGCGCGACGTGGGAGACGACACCCACCCCGGCAGCACCGTGGACGATGACCCACTGGTTGACCGACTGCGGCGTGAAGGGGGCGCTACTGGGGAGGTTGAGTACGTTGGTCAGAGAGTTGATGCCCGCGTCCATGTAGATGCGGCCATCACCCTTGGCCCCGTAGTCCAGGACGCTGAACTCCCAGGGCCGGATCTTGGAGTACCTGGTCGCCGCGTCCGCCTTGGCCGCAGCGATGTCGGCCAGTTCCTGGGTGCCATCGACCTTGCTGCTAGCCAAGCCTGAGACAGTGGTGTGAAGCCCCGCCAGGTCAGCAGCCGTGGTGTTGTGACTGCTCTGCAGAGCAGCGACGTCAGCGGCTTCCTGCGTTGTGTCTATCTTGCTGGTGGCCAGGCCGGTCACCGTCGTATGAAGCCCGGCGAGGTCGGCGGCCGTGGCGATCTCGTTGTTGTCCAGGGTGGTCAGGTCGGCGTTCAGCGCGACGTCCCAGCCGGTGGAGCCCTTCGCGGGCAGCGACACATTGCTCATGCTCAAACTCCGTAGGGGGTGACGCCGTAGCCGCCGTTGCCGTAACCGCTGGGGGGTACCGGCTGCGACCAGTGTGCGAACTGTGTGTCGTTGACCAGCTCGTCCGCCTTCAACTGGACGCACTCCAGGCCGACGATGATGTCCCGGTTCTTGATCTGTCCGAGGATGGCGGCCGACTCCACCCGGAAGACCTTGGTGTCGTAGACGATGCGGTCCGTCAGGTACCTCTGGTTGTCGATGTCCAGGTCGGTGAACCCCATCCGGCGAAGAGCGTCGAAACTGCACGTGACGTGCAGGTTGTTCACCGTGTACAGGCCCTGTGTCGTGTCGTCCGCCGGACTCTGACTGTGGGCCACGTGCAGGGCCGGAACGCGGAACGGTCCGTGGAAGACCTTCCCGGCCCCAGTGCCTTCGTCGTACAGGTCATCGCCCAGCGCGTCGGCGTAGG